ACAGCGCCAGTAGCATAATCCGATAGCTCATTGTTCGGGATAATCTGCCCGTTCGCGTTAGGCACGAACAGCTCCGGTCCCCGTTCGCCAACGATGTAAGGCGTGCCGCCTATTACATCGCCGCCGGACGCGCGTGTGCCTTCAGTGATCGGACGGTTGCTAATTTGCCCCATTTGATTGACACTAACTGTTATACCAATGTTTCTTTCAATGCCACGCAAAGCCGCCTTTAGCTCATCAATGGTCTCCATCGCTTCTGTATTATCGGCCGTAAATTGAGCATTAATGGGATTTCCTTCAACCTCCGCCTTAGCATCAAGCCACGCCTGATAGGCCATATTGGCAGCCTCTCTGCTAATAACTCCCATATTAACTGCCATATCGAAATAAGCCTGCATTTCGCCGTCTGTTACACCGCCGATGGCAATTGAAGCTGCGAACATGTCGAGCGTCATTTTATTAGCAAGGTTGTCCATCTCGTCGCCAACGGCGGCGATGTCGGCGTCTAAGTCCTTTACTCTTTGACTTTCTTCGCTCCAGCCTTGATTAATAAGTTTCTTTCGCTCTATCGCAAGATTCTCTTTTTCTTCAAGCAGACTCGTGTAATTTTCAGCAAGGCTAATGATATCGCCATAACTTGCACTAAGAGACGTGATATCCTCGAATTCGGCCTTCATCTTGGCTTGCGCTTCAGCAGCGGCAATGGCCGCATTTGCCGCCTCCAGTTCCGCTTCGGACAGTCCCTCGGTAGATTCGGCGGCATCACCATTTGTTTTGTTTAATATACCGAGCATGAAGTTAAGCTTTGAAACGTATTCAGTATAAGTACCAGTGCTTGTAGAAACATTGTCAAGAACGGCTTGATATTCTTCTGCGCTTATCTTCTTATCGTCAAAAGCCTTTTTAGCAGCCGCAGTGACAACGTCTTGCATTTTCATTAATTCGGTAGGTTGCCCTGCCAGATTATTAATAACATCTGTCAACGCAGGTACAGCAAACTGCCCGATTTTATTTTTTAATCCAACCCACGCATCGCCAAGAGCATCAAGCGCGTCTTTATATTCCTTTGCCTGTTGCGCCGCCTCTTCCGTAACGACTAAGTTATCTGAGATTCCATCTGTTACTTCGCGTATTGCATCTCCGCCAGCCATAAGGAACGGCATCATGTCGGCATAAGACTTGCCAAATATCTCCGATGCTTCAGCCGCCCGCAACGCAGGATCATTGATTGCCAATAAATGATCAGACAATGCGGCGAGGTTATCAATTGTGGGAGTGAAGCCATTCTTGAGCGCCATTTCCATCGAGCGCTGCATAACTTCCATAGGCACGCGGAAGTCATCAGCAGCCTGTGTGAGCCTGCTCATTTCCTCGGTAGTTACGCCTGCCATTTGTGCGGATAAGCGCATCGTGTCGGCATAGTCAGCCCAATCACGGATGGAGTCAATTACAGCCTTGCCCGCTTTATAAGTTGCAGTAGCAAGACTAAGCGTTCCAATCGTGGATTTTGCTAATTCCTTAGCGAACCCCGACAGTTGACTTTTAGCGCCGCCAAGCCCTTTGTTGAGCGGGTCTGTATTAACACCAATCGTAGCAAAAAGTGATGCGATATTAATTCCCATTAATTACCTCTATTGCGTTTCTTTGCCATATAACCGCGCGCCTTTGCCTTACCGTCCCGAATCTGCAACCAATCGTTCCAGTCCTTAACCGAGAGCGCGTCTACCTGGTCGAGCGTCCAGCCGGTTTCCTGCACCAGTTCCCAGCGCCAGAATTCGTGCGGCATGGAATCTGCCATGCCAATCATGCCCAGGTAGACACGCCCGCTTAGTTTTTTGATTCGTCAAAACTGGTCTCTTTGCGAAACGACTCCCAAATGCCTAATGCCACTTTGCGATAGTCAAGCGGATTCAATTCCGCAAGTTCGTCCGCTGTCATGCCAATCAGCTTTCCAACGATAATGTCGTTCGTTTCAACGCCGGTCTCTTTGTCGAGCAGCATCCGCCATTCCTTTTGTGTTATGGCGCTCCAGTCGTACTCAATCTTTGCTCCGTTAGAAAGTTCGACCATCGTTAGCTCCAAGCCCCGTTACTCTGGAAGGTGCAATTGACAGTCACCACATCCGCATAAGGCGTGTCGAATGTTGCCCCCATCGAAATCGCCGTGTAGGCTTTGCTCAACTTGCCAGTCGCCGTGCCTTCTGGTGCTACGGTCAAAGTGCCCTGCACTCCGGCTGCCAATGCCGCATATAAAGCAGTTCCTGCCGATCCAGCAGGAAACAGCCCGGAATAGTCAATGGTCGCGCTTTTGATGGTAGGAATGTAGGTTTTGTGAGTGTCAGACCCAGCGGTTGTTTCGGCTGTATCCGTGTTTTCCTTGATTGAGACGCTGCGATAATCGCCAGACAGATTGATAGTTCCAGCGCTTGACGCCCATGAAATATAGGCGTCCTTTCCAGTTATATTGTTTTCAGCCATTTTGTTCTCCTATAGCTTTTATGATTTATCCATGCGCACGCGGTAATAAGCACCGCAAGCCCATGTATGTTTTCCTGCCTCGTCAATTTCGGGCAGTAAAAAATCTTCTTCACGCGCCAGCCAAAAGTTATTCCAGCCGGCCACGGATAAAGTCCCTGTGAGCAGGTTGTTGATATGCGCGTCAAGTTGAGCCGCTTCCTTTGCATCATCGGCATAAGCTCTCACGTACACGACTTCCTGTACGCTCTCACGCGGTGTGAAATTGTCAGCACCCCCAGCCGCGTAACTCCAAACCACGTAAGGCAAGGCAGCCCCTTCCGGCGCAACCCCGTGATAAATGCACGTTCCGCCGAGTGCGCCTGTGAGAGCCGTGCCACCTGATAATTTTGTGTAAAGTGCCGCGTTGAGCGCGTTGTAAGGTGATGTCATTTCAACAGCCCCTCTTTCAGTAATTGGATCAGCCTGGATTCGCCTTTTTCAACCGCCGGTTTCAGAAACGGTCTCGCTCCCATTTTGCGCGTGCCCATTTCAACGTAAGCGGCATATTCAGCGGTGTATTCAACATTCACAAAATCACCGTAGGATTCGTTCACCCTTCCGCTCCCACGCAAGTAACCGGTTCGATTTTTGTACGCGTTAGATTTCTGCGATTCACCCAGAATGTAATAAGCAGCGGAGCGGACAGCCTTTTGTTTATTTCCAGGCACTTTGGCAAGCAACTCATTTAACTTACTTGTATCAACACTAACGCTTATGCTCATTCGACACGCTCCAATTCAGCACGCCTAACCACGTCCCAGCTCTGTCCCTCGTTGACGCTCAACACAGCCCAGACGAAGTCGTCCAGTTTGATTCTGTGTTTGGTCGTGATCGCGGTGGTATAAGGCAAGCTCAATACCGCCTTGCTATAAGATTGGATCGCACCGCCGGTCATCTTTTCCGAACCGGAACGGTAGTCAATTCTGCAAGCCACATTTGCGAGAGCCGTGCCCCATGCCTCTGTCATTCCACCTTCGCCGTCCGATGTATAAGCCACGCTCAAAATGTCGCAGGTGGTATTCGTACTTTCCAGCAGGTCGTTGATGTCCTCTCGCATTTGTGCCAGTTCCCTCGCGGTCAAACCAATGCTCATAGGTCGTTCCTCACAATTCTGGATGTTTGCACTCCCTCGCTTGCGCTGCGGCTCTGGTAGTATTGCGACATGTTCAGGTATTGTTGCGCCTGCTGACTCCGCTTGACCGAGTGCCCGTCTGTCGAGAAGTCAACCAGCCCTGCCACGTGAGACGCTTTCATCCGCCAGATGTCAGCAGCAGCCGCGTAAAGGTCGTAACTGAATCCACTCCAGTAGAATGACTTGCCGCTTTGGTCAGTTGCAAACGTCACAATACCGCGAGCATAATCAGCCGTATATCCGCTTACAGTTCCAGACGTGCCCTCAACCGAAAATAACGTGCCGCCTTCAATGTTGCCAATCCCTGTCCGATATTGCAACACAACCGCGCTACCGCCTGAATAAGAGGTGACCGGTTCAAGCGGCGCGTGAATGTGCTCGACCTTGTGCCTATCCAACACCCGCTGGATTTCATCATCGCTCCAATACTCAACCAGGCTGGTGTCGGTTGACACGCTCCATTCGTCCGGCGCGGCATTAGCGTAGCCCCTTACTGTGTCAATTAATGTCTGCATTCCTGTTCGCATATTCTATTCCTTCCACATAACGCCAATACCACACCAACCATCGGAGTTATGCCCGTTGATTATCTCTTGCCATTTTCCGTTATCTCTGATTTTGTGCCATACTTTCCTTACTCCACATTCCGGATTGTCACGTGAATAAGCAATGTCATGAAAAGTAAGCAGCCCGCCTGATCTCAACATTGGCCAATAATTCTGCCAGTCCGCCATTGCGGTATTGTAGTCATGCCCACCATCAATGAAAATAAAATCAAACGGAGCATATTCTTTTACAGTCCTAATCGTTTCGGGTGATGTACTATCAGCGCGGATTTGAACAATCTCACTCCCCGTTTCCCGCTCCCATTCCGGCCATAATGTTATTCGAGCACGCTCTATATCTGCGACACTCGCATTAGATTCTGCAACTCCAATATCAACCGACACAATTTCTGTGCCTTTTACAGCATGCATCCAATACCACAACGTACCGCCATGAAGTGAGCCAATTTCTAATATGCGCTTAGGCTTGAGTTCTTTAACTAACTCAATAAGCCGATTAAGTTCGCCTTCGTCTTGATAAATTGGCACAGGGCAACCTTTTATTTCGTACATTACCACCTCAATTTATTGTAATAACATAATGGCTTATCAATGAACGACCAGGCATTCGGATTGCTTTTATAGATTGATTCAATGAAAAGTCCATCTTCTATATGTTGGTCAACGATAAACCGAGTATTGCCGATTAATTCTCTCCGAATAACGACTTGTCCCATGTCAATATGGCAAACCCGCATTTCAGACGGAACGACCTTCCGAATCCATGTTCCCAAGTCCTGCTCAAATGCAACCGCCGATGTGGTTGCATTTGCCAATTCAGAAAAGAAATCAGGATGAATAATCGTGTCATCATCTAAGAAGTAAACCCAGCCGTCCGTAATTGCGTCAAGCGCACAATTGCGTTGATGTCCGCCATTTATAGATTCTTTACATTCGCCATTGTCAAACACAACCATCCATATCACATCAAATAAACTTCGACCAGGCTTTATGCTTTCGGCGATTGCTGATAAGTTCTGTGAGCGCGAGCAAGGGGTGACAATTGTCAGTCTATCCACGTCTACCCTCTCTCACAATGCGCTCAAACAAGGCTTGATTCGATGGCCGTTTGTC